ATTACGCTGGTCAATCACCATCGCACCATTGATGATGCGGTTCTTCATATTAACGGATGGAGTTACCGCATTAGCAGTAATACTCCCGTTGTACATGGGAGTAACAATCCCAGTATCGCCATTCAATGTTATCGGCATTATGCTACTCCTTTTATAGCGTCAATCTGTTCTTGCAGTTTAGCAATCTGTTCTTCTTTGGTTGGCTGATTAGCAAGCCATTCAGTATATTGTGCTTGTGCTTGAGCAATTTCTTCCGCAGTTAATTCAATAACTTTTTGCTCACCAGTAACAACATTAATTTCTATTCTATTCATGGCTTACTCGTAAAGAATGTTAATAGAACCAGCATCAAATGTATCTGTGCCGTTAGAAGTAGTAATACGAACTCTATCTAATGTTCCACCTAAAGAAATTGAACCTGAACCAATAACAATATTGGTAGTATTAATTAAATAAGAATGAGAAGATACATAAGAATTTGATGAAACTAAATTTATTACACAACTACCTTCAAAAACATAAGAAGCTGTTCCATCAAAAACCAAAAATGCATTTGTTGATGATGCCCCAGCAGAACCTGAAGCACTATTTAATGTAATTGATGTAGATGTATATCCAGTTGATACAACACCGCTTGATGTGCCTAATTGAATAAATATGTTTGCTGAACCATTTAAAGATACTCCGTCAAACATTACAGTAATACGCTTGACCCAGCTAGGAATGCTAGTAAAATCAATGCTTGTGCCACTTGTAGAAGCTACAGCAGTACCGCTAGTAACAAGGGATGTAGATGGGTTGTATTGACCAATCGCTAAACCGCTAGAGCTAACAGTTGCTTTGGTAGTGCCGTTACTTTGTAATTCAATAATTCCACTTGTATCCGCACTCTGAACTAGCCCTGTGGATGTACTCGCATTTAGTGTGACAGCCATTATGCTACTCCTAATAATGCTTTAACTTCATCGGCAGTTAAGCCGAGTGCAGTTAGTTTAGATAGTGCGGATGCCTTTGCTGTTTCTTGTTCTTGTTTTTTAGAAATTTCAGCCGCTTGTAGTTCCGCTAATTTTGCATCAAACTCTGCTTTAGTTGGCTTGGTCACACCATCTTTAATAACAATAGCGTGTTCCCAACACATACGCTGGTCGTTAGGTATTTTGTTACCATCCGCATCATGCGTAGCCCAGCTATACCAGTCAGGTGTATCAGGTCGCAAAGCCTTAAGTGCATTCTGAACAAAATCAATTTTCATGTTGATGCTCCAAGACGAATAAAGTTTACTGCGGTGTTATTTTCTACTGTTGAACCACCCCAGTTTCCAGCAGTTCCTTCACATTGTTGTGAAAATCTAACTTTGCAATTTGTTGTGCTTGTTACATTAAATATATAAAAAGCATAAACACTTCCAACAGTAAAATTGCTTGACACTTGTGAAACAAACTGACTGTTACCTGAACCAATGTCGTAAGTTGAATTATTGGTTGTCACTTCAATATTAATAACATTAAATCGCTGACTTCCATTTACAGCCAAACGACCTGCTACTTGTATTAACCATGTTCCTGTGCTTGGAAATGTAAAAATACCGCTTGATTCGGTCATTCCTGTGCCAACATATCCAGCACCATAAGTGTCTGCTCTTTCCCAATTTGTGCTAAAAACAGTAACGGATGTTGTGTTTGTTATGTTTGCGTTTAACCGCCATTGGTCTGCTTCAGTAACTCCAAGTCCTGAAGTTAAAGCTAAAGTGCCAGTAGTAGCTGGCAAAGATAATACAGTAGTACCAGCAACAGCTGGTTCTTGTAATGTAACGCTACCTGAAGTTGAACCTACTAAAACAATACTCATAATATTACCCACCTTTGTCCTGATGCAACTGTTACTGAGAATCCGCTAGAGATTGTGATTGGCCCAACTGACAGGCAATTGTTGCCCGATGTCGTTGTAATGTTTTCAGCAATCGTGGTGCTGTTATAAGCAATTGCTTTAGTAGCAGCTGATCCAAAGTATTGACCACCAGCTACGGCTGATGTTGTAACCGATGTTACTAATCCCTTGCCGTTAACTGTAACTACAGGAATAGAGCTAGACGAGCCAAAGGTTCCAGTAGTTGAGTTGACTGTTGCTAATGTCAGAGCAGACGATCCAGCAGAGCTAGTCGCATCACCAGTAAACGCTGGCAGTCTGGCTGCACCGAGTGTGCCACTAGAGATATTGCTTGCGTTAGTGGTGTCAGTTGTTGCCGATGCAACTAAGCCAAGGTTTGTCCTGGCTGTAGAAAAAGAGGCTAGATCAGATAAGTTGTTTGCTGAAGAAAGAAAGCCTGTGCCAGATACATACGCAGCTACCCAAGCAGAGCCTGTATATACTCGCATCTCACCAGCGACAGAGTTAAAGTATAGAGCGCCACCAACTAGAGCGTTGCCATCATTATCCAATGTTGGATTAGATGTTTTAGATCCTAGATATCTGTCATCAAAGTTATCGTATGCTGCTAGTGTTGCATCACGAGCTGCCTCGGCTGCGGTCTGTGCGTTACCAGCTGCGGTAGCGGAGTTGGCTGCGTTGGTTGCGTTGGTTGATGCATTCTGAATAGCAACAATGTTTGTAGCGTTTGTGTTAACGGCTGCAATGTTTGTAGCTACAGTTGTTACGTTGGCAGATACACCGGCCACAGTCGTTACGTTACTAGAGATACCAGCTACTGTAGTCACATTGGCTGATATCCCAGCCACAGTCGATACGCTAGAGGAGACTCCAGCAACTGTAGTCACGTTGCCTGAGATGCCAGCAACTGTATTGATGTTGCTTGAGTTGCCAGCAACCGATGTGACGTTAGCGCTAATTCCAGCAACTGTGGTTACGTTACCCGATATCCCAGCAACTGTATTAATGTTTGTGTTATTACCAGCAACTGTGTTAACGCTTGCTATATTTGTAGCGACAGTATTAATGTTGGCTGACTGAGCTGCGACTGTGGTTACAGAGCCAATGCTTGGGCCAGCCTCTGGGTTACCAGTTGTTGCGTTAAAGGCTAGGACTGTACCAGCACGAGTTGCCTTAGCTGGCAAGGTCATGTTGATGTCTGTAGGATCTACTACAGGAGCCTTGAGGCCACGCTCTGCGGTCTCGGCTACTTGCTGTGCGTAGATGGTCTGTGAGTCTAGGTCAGTATTAAGGGTGCTGGCGAACAAGTCACCGCCTGTCGTATAGTCGCTAGTGCGTTGAATTGCTCTTGCGCCAACAATCGTAATATTGCCTGTGCCAGCGGTTACTAGGGTAATTGACCCTGTGCCGTTAGCATTAATGGTTACGCTGTAATCTGTGGTCAGAGTCAGTAATGTACTGCCCCGATATACAGCGATATCGGTATTGGCAAGAATTTCAAACGTAAACGAGTATGGCCCGACACCAGTATTGGTGTAGACCACACGTCTTGCTACGTTAGATATCGCATAATCAGCCATAATATTTCCCTAATCTAGTTGATTTTTTCATAAAAGTCTATCGCTTGTAGTTCCCATATTCACGCTTTAATTGCTCTACATCTCTTAGAGCCTCGGCAAGATCGGGGTCTTCTGCAATTAATATCTTCTTAGCCATGCTATATCGATCCGATATCTCTTTTTTAATAATTGCCTGTGCAGCGCCAAGATTGGTAAGAGCCTTTTCCTCTAGGTTTGGTCCAAGATTTTCAATTGCCTTTGCTAATATTCCATCTTGGGTAGCCAGTTCAATCCAGCGGTTGTACTGAGTGGCAGACAATTCAATACCCTCAATACTCTTATCTGGGCCATCAAGTGGAACACCATACTCAACCAATACAGCGTGAGCTGGGCTAAACTTTCCATCAGCTAACTTGAATGGGTTAAACATTTCATAAAGGTTACCTTTTCCAACCTTTTGTACGTCACCAGTAATTGGGTCATACTGACGTGGCAAGCTATCGGATGTCAAAGAATTGCGAGATTTGTAGTAATTGACAGCCTCATAGAATCCACGCACAGCCGCATCCATACCAGAAAACTCTGTACTCATTTTCTCTGGCATTGTATTTGATCTGGTTGGGTCTACAATACGTTCAACAGATGCCACAAATGAACTATGAGCGCCTAATGGGGAACCACCAACAGCAAACTCTGTTACTTGTTTGCTTGTGTTTTTAATAAAATCATAAAGTTTTGATGGGCCATCTTTAGAGCCAGATGTAAATATTTTTACAACCTCATTAAATCCTTGGATAGCTGGCTGTTCTGATAAGTATTGATATACACCAAGAGCAGAACCCATTGCCATCTTGTCTAAATCAGATCCACGTCTAGTCAACTGTGCATACTCACCAGCCGTAGCACCGATTCCAAGCAATGTAGCAATTGGCTCTAGACCAGCATAAGAAATGTATACCTTGTCTGGGCCATACTTAACTGACGTAATCTTTTCAAACTCAGCCAACAAGTCTGGGTCAACGTCAGACTTGTTAAACATAAATGAAAATGGCTGCCATCCAGTTCCCTCTAGCGCCTTCTTATCTTCTCCACGCATTGGGCCATAGCCTGTCAACTTACCTTCAAATACACCAGCACTTACTGAATACATCATTGCTCCACCAAGGGTAACACGAGCCATTGCTTGGTCTCTGCGAATACCGCCAGCATTGTAGTCTCCCCAGAATCGTGGGCTTGCAAAGTTTAAGCCTGGAGTTCTAGCAAACGCCTCTAGAGCAATGTTGGTTGGGGTCTTAATAAATGGTACAAATATCTTAATTAATGGATATTGAGCAACTGACTGCATACCCTGTAATGATTTCTCTAGTTCACGAGTAAACGTAACTGTACGAGATACAGCCTTGGCGGCCTCATCAACATCTGGGGTAGGATTAGCAAGCAAGCTGGCAGTTAAGTCGGATGCTTGTTTAGCTGCATCGTCTGGAGACAAGCCTGTTTGTATTAACTTCTTATACATTCTATCGCCCTCTCGGACTGCAAGAGCATTCAATTCCATACGATAGCCAACTGCTTTGTAGAATTCATCCTCTGCCATAAGCGCTCTGCCTGGCAATGTAACGAACTTGCCCCAATAACGTAACGCATTACTAAAGGCTTTGCCTGTCTCAGAGTCACCAAAGTCAATGTCAAATGCATCTCGCCCAACTCGGCCAGTTTCAATCTTAGTGAATGGATCGGTTGACGTATTCTTGACAAATGCAGTAGCAGCTATTTCTCCACCTTCTCTGATACCTTGCAAGAACCCAGCAGCTTGAGCATATACCTCATTCATTGAGATAGCCTCTTCGCCACCCTTGAAAAATAGGTTTCTGCCTTTGCCTATAAAGGATGCAACAGCTCGCTCTGGCATCTGTAATGCGCCAAAGAATAAGTTACCCGCAATATTCTTTGCGTGGGTTACTGGGCTAGACAATAGACCATTAATCCAAGTTGAGAACCATATGTCTTTCAATGTCCCAGATATTGTTTTTTCTGCAAGGTCTCCCATAGCAGATTTGCTTGATAGGGCTGTGTACTTGTTAGCCAAATCAAATGCAGAATTAATACCACCGGCTTCAGTCATGAGACCAGAAAGCATCTCACCTCTATTTACTGATGACTGTCTAGCTTGGGAGAAGATACCGAGGGATCTAGCAATATCAATTTGCCTACCCTTGACGGCCTTAACAACCGCCCCTTCATAAGCAATGGCCTGTAAAAACTGAGAGGATAAATCATCTGTTAATTTACCATCTTTTTTGGCTTGCTTAACTTTCAAACCAAGGTCATAGGTTCTCTTGCTGGCATCAGACTGAACCAACAGCATCTTGTATGCTTTGCCGTAGTCAGCCTCTGTGGCCACGTTTGGATCTAGCAGTCTGGCAACAAATGTCTCATCGTACCCTTCAGCAGATGCCTTAGCAGCAAAGTCTGTATAGCTAATTCTCTCAAACTTATCTGCGCCAACTGACCTAGCGACAGCTTCAATGTGCTGCTTAAAAGTGTTTGGGCCATCAATCAAATCTAAGTTAAACACAGTCTCTGGCACACCAGCTGCAACCTCTGCTGACGTGGGTGAGGGTTTACCCGTAGTAGGCATGGTTGGAGTGGCTTTTTCAATAGCCTCTGCTTGTGCTGGCTTAGCCTCTTTAATAACGCTATAAGAGCCTATTTTCCCTGTCTCTGTACCTTCGGGTAGGATAGGTCTTTCTGTGCGCTTAGGAGCCTTTTTAACTGCCCTCCTAATCATTGATTCAAACCCAGCTACTTGGGTTGGCTCAAACTCAGGATTCTGGTCTGTTAGGGCGGTTGGGTCTAATGGCTCGGATTCTGGTGGTAATGCAGCAACATCTTGCTCTACTGTGGAGAGTTCATCTAACCGCTCGTTTAATGGCTTTATAGACATTATTTATTATCCTCTTGTTGCATTGCAGCGCCAGCTCCACCTACAGCAAATAATGGTTGACCTTTAGTTAAAACAGATTCTTTCATTTTAGGGGTAACATCAATGTATTGGATTTGAACAGAACCATCTCTAGGAGAAATAAACATATTCATTTGACTTGTTTTAGCATCCCACTTCTTAGCGTACTTGTCTAAGAACTTAGGTAGGATTGTGTCGTAAAAGCCTTTCATGCCTTCACCACCAACTTGGAGGTCAACTCCTGATATAGAGCGCAATGTGCCTTGTGGCTTTTGATCTAAAAGTTTTTGGGCTGGTTCTTTACCAATGTAATCAGCAAGGTTGTCTTTTGTAACCCCAGTTTGCTTGATAACAGTATCACCATTTTTATCGTAAGCAACCAAGTCTGTACCGCTTAAATGTACTTCACTAATCTGCTTGCTCAAGTCGTAGCGTTCAGCCTGAGTCTTGCCAGTAGTAAACGCTACTCGGTCATAGCCGCCTTCTGATGCAAGTTGGATAGCACGTTTGAGGGCAAGTTCATGCCATGTGGTTTTAAATGGTGCGTCTGGTACGCCAGATTTTGAGGCATTAGCAATGCCAATAGCCTCTTGAATAGCTCTCTCTGGTGATAGGCCGCCGCCAGCTCTAGTAACTAATTCTCCAGTTTTTTTGTTAAATACCTCATAGTACCCAGGATAAATATCTGGATCGCCCCCCTCTGGTACATTAGGAGGAATAAACTCAGCTCTTACATCTTCTGGTTTTAAGTCTGGCTGTTTGTATCCTTGCTTGCGCCCAGTTTGATGCCAATCTGATTGGATTTCCTCAATAAAAAGAACCTTTTTACCATCAGCATCTATGCGGTCATTGACTCGCATATGAGCAATGCGATTTATATCTGCCTCTCCGTCAGCGCTATGCGCTCGTGGCACAATATATTCATCTTTGTTTTTTCTACTAGCATATGCAATATCAGCCTGACTTAATTTAGCATCAGGGCTTGCTCCCAAAATAATCCTAGCCTCATCTTCTGTTACTGTTTTGGTTGGCAATGTCATAAAGATTTCTCGATAGTTCGTGCCGCCAGGTAGTTGGTATCTTGAAAACTTAGTGCCACCAGCATCAGGCCCAATTAATTCAGATAAAACTCTATCTTCCCAGTTATCGGTATCTTCTAAGTTTGGGAACTTTTTGGTTAAGGCTTGATATGCATCATAGTCATTTGCTAATGTAACCCTCATTCCGCTATAACCATTTGACTGATTTTCTTTAAGAACCTTTAAAACTTCTGGTAATGCGTATTCACTTTTTTCGTTTAATTTGATATCGCCAAGCTGAACCTCTTTAACCTCTACGCGATTCTTGTCTAGGTACTCTTGAACCTCAGCCTTGGTAACTGTTTTCTTAGACTTTAAGAAATCATCCAATCCTGTCCATTTAATCTCATCTGGCTTTACACCTGGTGTTTTTTCAATCTGCTTTAGGAATTGCTCGCCAGTTCCCTTTGGTTGCTGAATAGCATCTACAGCCTCTTTAGCTGCTGAATAGAATCCAAGCTCGCTAATACCTTCGCCAACCATCTGCGTACTCATGCCAACTGGCATACCCTTGGTAGCTTGTACTGCTTTAGTTGCACCCTTAACTACCTTTGGCACATCCAACAATCCTGGTGCTGGCAAGAACTCTCCAACAGCCTGTGCTACGTCAACTGTCTTTTGGCGCTCTGCTGCATTTGGTGCGCCAGCTGGTACAACTTGAGGCAAGATATTGCTTTGCAAAACCTCTTCAGAGGTTGGGAACATACGCTTTCCCATTACAGCCTCTGCACCTTCTTGGTTAATCAAGTCAACAATAGAACGGATATCTCCAGGCAAACCAATTGCAGCGCCTGTAGCACCACGCATTGCGCCAGCCAAGGTATCCAATAAAGCAATTAATGGCTTATCTAAACCACCGGCCTTAGCGGATTGTTGCGGAGTAACACCAGCTCTGCCAAGCCTGACCCCAGTTTGTGGAACGTCAGACGTTACTGGACCAGCAGCCAACATCGTATCCTCTACAGGCATCTCGGTTGGCAAGACAAAGTCTTTAGCCAAATCATCCATGAATCGCTGGTCAATCATTTTTGAATAATCCTTACTTGTCTCATAATCTTTTTGCGAATATCTTCGTTATCAATGCCAGCTCGTCTTAAATCTGCATCAGTCCATTTTTCGTTATATTCAATTTTATTATCTGTAGAAACTCTTTTAAGCTCTTCTCTAGCTGTTGTTTTTGCAGTAACAACATCAGAAATTTCTTTCTGTTTAACAAGAGTTTGAGCAGCATCCATAGCATTAAATGCTGTTCCAGTATCTAATGCAGTTTGTTTCATTTGAGCTAATGTTGCTTTTGCTCTAGATGATTTTGCTTTGGAATCCTCAAGACCTGGAGACATCGGATCATTAATCCCAAGGGTGTTGTCAATAAACTGTCTAGCAGCGCCCATGTCTTTCTCATTGCCACGAGCAATCTTCTTGAGTGTGTTTGCCTGTCTCCAAGATATCTGACCATTCTTAGCAAGGCCATCTATGTCAGCCTCGCCTAGCTTACCTCTGTCAGCCAATGACTCAAAGTTGCCATAGTTTTGTGGATTAGCACCAGCCAAATCACCATTGAGCCAAGCCTTGCGCTTTTCATCTGGCAATGTAATACCTAATGCTTTAGTCCTTCTGTAAGCCTCTGAACCACTAATTTTGCCAGCATATAAATCATCTTCAATCGTATTTAATTCATCAACATTTTTTGATGCATTTAATTCGCTGGCACGTTTCCACATAACAGCTTCTTCGCCAGTTCTGTCAATATATGCTTTCTTTAGTCTATCTCTATCAATTGTTTTCATTACTTCTGACAACTTACCAAAGTTGCCAGACTCAATTAATTTAATTGCTTGTGATGGTGTATCTGCAAATGTTGGGCTTGTTGTGTAATCAACAATAGCGTTTAAAACTTTTTTGTTGAAATCTTCCATTGCAGATTTTACAAATTCTGCTTTACCAGTTTGTATAGCGGCATCATAAACTCTGCTTCTTTCTGATTTAATTCTATTAGAAAGCATTGTTGGATCATTTTCTGACTTTAATGTATCCGCAATAATGGTTGATGTAGCAGCTAATGCATCGTTTGCTAAAACAACTTTTCCTTCTGCAACAATCTTTGCAAAGTTCTCGGTTGCTTTTACATATACAGCATTACCAGCTGTAGCCATTGAGCTTCTAAACTTTAAGCCCTCTTCAGCATCTACAGAGCTAATTGCTCTAGCGTATCCAGAGGTTAACGATTTAATTGTGGTTTGTACTTCTTGTAAGTTAAATGTTCCCGTTTCTACAGTAGCACTTAACTTAGCCAACTCTTGACGGCCAAGAACCTCTAGCTCGCTACGCAACTGGCCAGCCTGTACTTTTCTAGCAGCATCACCAAATATTGTGCCAGGCTTTGCAAATAACTCAGATGGGCTTTTGCCCTCTTCCATTGCCCTCATTACTTGCTCTGCGCTAGGCATATTCTCAGCGCCATATTGCAAACCTTCACGTTGGGCTTTTTCGGCAGCCTCTTTAAATGCAAATCCAGCCAATCGATCCAAGGCAGAATTAATGCCTTGAGTCATGGCTACAGACTCTTTGAGATTAGCAAAGTCTAGACGTGGAACGTCTGCTGGCAGATAGCCAGTTGATTGGTAGCGTGGAAGTTCAGCCATTAACTACCCCAATCTTCACCAGTTGTGCGGAACCCGCCATCTTTGCTAGGAGGCCCACCAAGTTTTGCAAACTGAAATGCAGCAGATCCTAGTTTACCAGCTGCATCAAAGTAACCAGCCTGTTCAGCAATCTGCCCAGCGCCTTGATATAGACTTGATTGGATAAGACCGCTACGTTTTGTCATATCTGCATTAGACAAAGCAAACACAAACTCTTTGCCACCTTTAGTATTGTTTATCGATTGTATTAATCCAGCAGATCCTTCAAAACCTTGTGTGCCACCAGCAAAGCCACGAGCCACTACGGCTGCATTAGCTTGGTTGGTACGTCTAAGAATCTCGTTAGCCTGTAACTCATATTGAACAGCTCTGCGGTCAGACTCAACCTCTGCTTGCTTGGCTTGCATCTGATACATCTTGTTGCGGTCTTGGCCAGCTTTGATGGATCCAGCTGCACTAACTGCTGTTAATGTAAGGGCAATAGTTGCTGTTACTGGGTCTTGATACTTCTGTCCAATATGCTTGTTTACGGCTGGGCCATTAAATGGATCACCGATTGGGCCATCAAAGTTTTTAAGGTCTTGTCTAGAAAATCTCATATTAAGTTCCTTGATGTGTTGCTACTTTGTACTCTAAACCGAGCAAGGTCATTTTTAATGGTACGTCTTGCTCAACTGTAATCTTGCCCTCTGTCGTATAACCCAATATGCCATGCAATGTCTTTGTGCCAGTATATTCGTCAACTGCCTCATCAAGAATATCGCCAAACGCTCTGAATGGTACTTGGATTGTATTAATCTTTAAGTGTTGGGTGTTGGCAACCAATGCGTTAACCTCAACAATTCTCTTCTTAAATCCAATGCGTGTGCCTGTCTGTAGCTTTAGGTCAACTGGCATGGTTACAGCTCGTACTGTGATTGGCAAGCCAACCTCGTATTTTGTTGCTGAAGAGCGTGGGAATGTGACTGTGCCACCGCCTGGTACTGTTTGATTAGCTTGTACAGATCCATCAAGAATGACGTTAACTGTCTCTGTAGCTACATGGCTCATTGAGACGGATGCAGCAGCTCCACCAGTTTTAGATGAGTCTGTTAACAAATCATTGTCAAAAGCCTCAACGTAGTATTGGAATGTGCCGTTTACATTGCGCTTTGCTATTGTGTAGATGGTTGAAATATCAACACCTACGTCAACAAAAGATCCGTCAACTGTAGTGAACTCTGATGGAGCGATTACGTTTTGCGCTCTTAATAACGAGAATACGGCCATTGTGCCGTCATCGCTATTAGTAATTAGCAGTAAGTCGTTTTCGTCAGTAGCCACAGACCTACGCAAAGCCATGCGAGATGGAGTCCGTAAGAGATGCCCAGCAAGAAGCGATATCTTTTGTGTGACGTATGTAAGTTGCGTATCAGTATAAGCAAACTCATTTAATGCCTTTCCTTGTCTCTGTACAAACAATGTACCAGACTCTAACTGCTGAACCCGAATACCTTCTTTAATGCCGTTACGGCTTGCTGTTTTAACAAAGAAATTCGTTGGAGTAATTGGGTCAAGACCATTTTGGGGAACATAGAACTCACCTCCTGTAGTAAACACTTGCAAGTCTCGGCCAGAGATAATGTCAACGATAGCGTTAAATGTATTGGTGTCTAGAGTTGCCTCTACCGCATCATCATCTAAACCCTCTGTTGGGTCAAAGTCAAAAAACAATCCAACCTTAGAACCCCATATGGTTGATGGGCGAGACTTCGATCCACCAAAGTACAGACGGCCTTCATGGAATGTTACAGAGCGTGGCCAACCTTTACCGCTTGACCAAACATCCTCATAGCCTGACTCGTATTCCCATGAGCCATTAGCAATGGCTGATGTGTTAAAAAATGGGAACTCAGTAATTGCATCAACTGACGTGCCAGATGTGTACTTAACAATTTTGGCTCTGCCTTGTGGAGATGCGTTGACGTATTGGCCAACGCTACCAGACACAAATACTGAAGAGCTGGCAGTTAATGTAATCTTGCCCGATACAGCAGATGGTGTTAGCGTACCGGCTGGATTGCTAAACGATGCTGTAAACGCATACTTTGGAATGGAGTCAAACGTAATAGCAGATCCTGTCCAAGTCGCATCTGTGCCACCCCTAACAATCTTAATTGGATTAATGTCAGGATGAACCACAATTAACGTGTCTGCCGACTGAGTCCATACAATATTAGCTAAACGTGCGCCAGTTAAGCCAAGTGACGATGTATCAAGGTATGGGTTGCCAGAGCCATTGATGTTGGTAATCTGATTCTTGTTTTTGAATACATACATCCGATTATGCGTAAAGCAAAGCATATAGGAATCAGATGTGCTGAACTCAAACTCAACTAAACGTGTGCCGTTACCGGCTGACTCTGTGCTACTGTTTGGTAGTGATGCAATGTACTTTGTGCCGGGTCTACGTCTAATGCCACCTTGTGGCTGGCAGACCACATTGGTGGCCTCTTCTAATGCGTTAGCGTAGGCTGCTAAATCAACCCTTGCTCGGAGCAATGGGTCTAACTCACCTGTAGAAAAGTTTGTCTGGATAGAGACAAAGCGAGCCATTAATACCTCACAGCAATAAGTGAGAAATCATTAATAGCGTTTGTTGGCTGTCCTTGGCCATCAATATTCATGGCTTGTCTTAGGTATCCACCTCTGCCATTCTCGGCTGGGGATCCAATAGCGACAGACTGCCAATACTGGCTCTTCTCGGTTTGATCCGTAATAGGTAAAGCAAGATGCCAAGTCATCATATATTTGAGCAACTGCACAAAATAACTGGGCATATCGTATTCGGGTACGGCATATTGATAATCAATATAAACCTCTTCATAGTCAGTCAATAACTTGCTGCCCATGATTCTGTATTCTTTGCGTGGTGGGATGCCAATAGCATTTGTGTCATATACGGCTCTAGGCGATCCTAAGCGGTCTCCAGGCAGTTGATATTCGTAGCGGTACTCATTGGTAGGAGTTGTCACCAATTGAGCAATGGAGGTCTTTTTAAAGCTAAATGACCAAGGGTAAAGTATTAAGGCTTGATTGCGAATATCCGCATACAAGCGGTCAGCAATCGATGCCTCATCAGTTCCCTCGTTAAATGAGGAGATAGGCTTTGCGCCTAACATCACGCAAGCATCAGAACATATTGATAGTGC